GTTATCTTCATATTTAGTTGTATCCCAATTGTTATCTAGTACCATCATTGCTATGACAGCATAGTTAGCCAAGTCGATAAAAGAATCACGAATTGATTCATTTTCTGGGGTCGCACCGCTTTCTAACAGGTTATTTATTCTTGCTAATTTATCAAACATACGAACTCTTAATCCATTCAATGGACCACCTGGGGCTAAAGAAATATTCTTTGGACCGTAGTCTTTTTGTTTTTTGATTAACAGTTCAGCCATTGCATCTGTGTAAACATATGTCATTTCAGCAAAGGCTGCTTCGTTATACGTTGATTTCATTTTCTATCCTCTCCTCAAACCATTGTGCCCCATTCTTTACGAATAGGCTATTCACATCCTCGTTTTCTGGCATTTGTATTTGTATTACTCCTGCCAGTTTTCTTGCTAAGTCTTTGGCAAATTCACGTCCAGCAGAATCACCATCTGCAAAAACATAAACTCGTTCAAAGTCTGCAAGAATCCTGTAGTGGTGTGATTTAATATTTTTTACACCAGGTATACCAACTGCTGGAAATCCAAGTTTAGATAAAGTAATTGTGTCAATTTCGCCTTCACATACACATATCCAATTATCTGCTTCAAAAAATGATTTAACATTGTATAAACGTGTAGTAGAATTAGGTAAACTTAAATATTTTGGTTCTTCGTGGTTGATTGCACGAAAACGTAAATCAACTATGCCTGATGGTGTTAAGTAAGGAATTGATAATCTTCCTTCATACATTTCGTGACCGACGACTGGTTGATGCACTACTCCCAGTTGATGTCTCCTTGCGTCGGCTAGAGATAGTCCCCGACTGTTTAGATAATTTTCTGCTAACTCTATGCTCTTTTGGTAGTGGAGTGAGGCTTTCTCCAATGATTTCCTCTGCTCTTGACTTTGCTTCACGGAAACCTATCCCTTCAACTTTTTCAATAATAGTATACACATTACCTGTGACGTCACAACCTAAACAATTAAATGCTTCTAGTTCGTGATTAACACCAGCAGATGCGTGCGAGTCTGAATGAAATGGACATTGCATTTTTCTCCATCCTTTACCTTCTGGGACACGTTTAGCCCCATAATGGTAAAGAAGAATAGAAATGTTTGACACTAATAACCAGCCTCTTTTAATAAACTAACGTAAACTTTTACAGGCATTGTGGCATACCATTCACCTACATCCAATGTGCCACGTTTTTTGTGAATGACTGCGCCAGTTAATGCTTCAGAGTTTTTCATCTCTTCATCTAGTTCTTTAACCCAACCAGATAATTCCATTTTCTTATGGTCTTTAACTTCTATACAAACATTGGGGATACCAGAGATATCCCCTTTGTCTGCACTGCCAGCCAAAGCACGTCTTTCAACGCTATCCCAAGTCCCTTTGAGATATTTAACAACAGCAGTTTCTGCTGCAGTTCCTTTGGCTTTTTTAGGATTACTCACTTAGAAGCGTACTTCTTAAGTGCTAGTCCGATATCATCTGTAAGAAGTTCAACAACTGTTTTGTTAACTCCTTCTTTGTTTTCGTAACTACGGGTTCTCATTTGCCCAGTTACAATAACTGATGTTCCTTTGGTTAATAATTTGCCATTAGTATTGGCTTGTGCACCATCTTTAGTCCAAATGCTTCCATTTAGATATGTTGGTTCACCATTGTTAACCCAGTTGCCCTTTTCATCTTGTTTGCGATTATTAGTTGCAACTGTGTAATTGATTACATAATCATCATTGACTTGCTTTACTTGAGCATCGTCAACCAGATTACCTTTTAATGTTACTGATGGCAGTGACATTATTATCTCCTTCTTTTTTCCTTGCCTGTTTTTAGCAAGAATCCTATGCTGTTTCTTTAATGTCAGCCAAATACATAAATGCTGGATTAAAGTCTAAAAATACTGCTTCTGTTCCATTAGCAACTGCTTTGCCGTAACGATTCTTTACAGGTGCAACTGCTAAATCACCACTAGGTGTCATACCAAGTGTACAAATCATTGCAGGTAGTTGTGAAACTTTACCTTGAATCATATAACGTGGTGGGCATATTGGTTGCACACCATCTTGACTTGGAATGTATGCTTCAGAAGTGTGATGTAGTAAAAGAATTGCGGCGTTAGTATCGCGTGCTAAATATTTTATTTCTTTCATAGTTGCACGCATCCCTGACCATTCTTCACTACCACCTTCAGTAATATCTGAAAGATTATCTATAACAATTAAATGTGGATTTTCTCCGTGTACTTCTTCAAACGCAAGGACTTCTTCGTCAATATCAGATAGATTAGGTGCAGCCTCAAACGACCACTTAATATGTCCTGCTTTATTTAATTCAGTACGTGCACGTTCCTCATCACTAGCGAGTATGCGCTCGGCTTCAACTTGACTTACCCCAGTTATCATTGAATACAAACGCATACCCATAGTGTGTGCGCCAGTATCAGCGCAAATATAAAGAGTAGGAACGTTAGTTCTTAGCGCAACTGCTAATGCAAGTGTTGACTTACCAACACCTGGTGCACCAGCAAACATTGAAACTTCACTTCGTCTAAGAAGTATTTTCTCTGCACTAAAAGCCCTGAATACAGGTGGAAGTGGTTCTCCACCTGCTTCAGTTTTACCAACTGTTCTACTAATTGTTCTCATTGAACTTTAGTTTACCCATCCTGGTTGACCCTTACGAATCCACTGTGGTTGACATTGTTCTGCTTTACGTTCTTTAGGTAATGGGCACATCCAGGCTTGCCAAGGACCTTTAGTACCTGTTCCTGCTTTATGAACAAGTGTTCCGTGTTGACAACTTGGTGCAGGTGCATTTGAATTTGGTGGTGCAACTGGTGCAAAAGAATTAGATGTTGAAACAACAGTTCCACCTAATGCTTGTGCAGCGTATGCTGCATTTGCGCCATCACCAAGAATTGCTTCTTCCAAAGCACCAACAAGATTATCAACGCTTCCAGTTACTGCATCATTGATATTCTTTTTTAAATCATTGAAATCATTACCACGAACAGTAACGATTGTGCCAATGCGAGTTTTAACATTAACTACATATGCTGACTCAGTTGACATTGATTATCTCCAACTCTCCTAATGGTAAGTGTTTCTCACCATTGACCCAATAACAGTATTCTGTTAATGAGCACATTTTACACCCATCGAAGTTAGGTAAATACAATTGCTCTTCTCTTGCTTTCTGAAACAGAGCAACCATTTCATCTAACTTTCTTAGCGTAAATCCATCGAGGTTCACAGGTGCACTTGTTGAACCAGTTCTTGCCATCCAATAACATCCCCAACTTGGTCGGACGCCATATGCACGTTCCATCATACAAGCATAAACTTGTAACTGTAAATCTGTTTGAGGTGTTCTCAAACCTGTTTTCAAATCAAGAATAACAAGTTCACCATCTGGTGTTACAAAAATTCTATCAATCGCACCTTTGAATGGGATACCACCCATTTCAATTTCCATAACAAGTTCAATACCTGGTTCACCATCTGGTGTTGTCCAAATTTTCCAATTAGAATTTTTACGCCATTCAATCCAATTGTTTACAAACTTACGACCATTAACATACCACCAGTCAGCGTTCTCACCATCAGGATTTGCTTTAGTAGAACGTGATGATTGACGAAGACTTGTTAAATTATATTCGTCGCCTTTAAGTTGTTTAATTTCATCAACTTCAATATTCCAAGACTTATCCCATATTTCGTCAACATTTATTGTGCTGTCCATAATTGCTCTCCATTGTTAATATTTAAGTAACCAACAGTTTTGGTTACACGCATTTTGTTAGTAAAATCTGTTGTTGCAGGAAGACCACTTCTATCTTCCCATTTGATATTAAAATCTTTAAGATTAAATGACCATATGCCCTTGGGTGTGTAGTTAACATATTTTGGTGTCATACCTTTTTCTGCAGCAATCTTAACAATTCTATCATACTTAATTTTTTCTATAAGTAAATCATCATAATGCGTTTTACGGCACTTAAGTTCAACATATTCACGAAGTTCATCAGAATAACAATCCCAATTAGAGAATTGTTCAGTTGATAAAACATATTTGTTTTCTTTGTTAATAAAATTAAATAATTCTTCTTCAGTCATTAAGTTTCCAAGTCATTAGGTCATAAGTTTCAGTAGCACGATGAACTGCTGAACCACCTAATGTCCAGGTTGCTGGTTCTTCATCAACTTTAGCAATACGAGAAAGATAATAACGATAACCACAAGACAACCAAGTGGTGAGACTGGAATACGAAGTATGTTCAGGAACTTCGTGACCATTTATTTTTAACACTTGACCCTCTTCCAATTACCTCAATTATGTAGGTGGGACACGAATGGAGAAGACGCGTCCCACCATTTTGTGGTAAGAGATTAAGAATGAGGAGAAACTTAATCCCTTAACAAGATTGTACTACGAACAAAGGCACTGTGCAAGTTTGCAAAAAGTTTGTGTTGAAAATTTGCGTCACTTTTAATCTTGTGTTTATAATGGACGAGGGGCGAGGGGCTTCGGGGTATGGGGTGT